ATGAACAGACCAACCATAACCAGAAGGCATCCAGAAGCACCAGAACCTGGTGAAGAAGTAATGTATGTGGATGTCTCTGCTATGAACAGCGAACAGTTTAATGATCAAAAAGAAAGATTAGAAAAATTATTTGAAGAACAATGATTACTGCACTTAGTTTATCCGTTCTTGCTCTAACAGTATACGGTATCTACATGGGATTTGGTCCTCCCTCGAAAGGACTAGACGATCCCTTTGATGACCACGAAGACTAATGTCAAATCATTCACATCATGAACCAAACGGTGAGAGCATCACAATGCGAGAGTTGATAATCGGTTGCACAGTGGTGCTCGTCTTTACTATTATATGCTTCTTAATTATGTTTGCAGGAATGCTTTGACT